AAGATAAGAGAAGTTTTTCGTGATGAAGTAATTGACGAGTTCATGCGTCAAGAACTTGATGACTTGATCGAATATTGTTTGGACGATAAAGCGCCCAAAGATTGGCACGATGACGCGCTGATACGTTCGATTCATGTAGTAAGAGCATATTACAGTGTACCTGGAACTTACATGGAAGGAGCATATGATGCTGAAGAGAGATAGTGAAGTAAGTTTAGTAGGTATGACAACCCCTAGTGCGTCTACAGGATGCCATACCGCTGCAGAGTTAGTAGCATATGCTGCTCGGGTTAGCAATCCGGCTAACCAAAATAATACTAAGACAGCAAAGAAACTGTTAAAGTATTTAATTAAAGAGAACCACTGGTCGCCTTTCGAAATGGTTTCGATTACGATGGAGATTGTTACGACTCGAGATATCAGCAGACAGATTCTTCGGCATCGTTCGTTCTCTTTTCAAGAATTCTCTCAACGTTATGCAGTAAGCGAGTCGTTTGTAACTAATCGTGAAGCGAGAAAACAACATCCGACTAATCGACAGTTGAGCCAGAAAGATACAAATCCAGAAATTCAACGTAAAGCCCAAGAAGTGTTTTCTGAAATGCAAGGAGAAGTCTCTCGAGTCGCTAAGGACTATTATGAGATGGCGCTAAATACCGGTATCGCTAAAGAACAGGCGCGTGCTCTGCTTCCAGAAGGCCTGACAGAAACAACCTTGTATATGTCAGGTACCTTACGCTCTTGGGTTCACTACTGTGAGTTACGCCGAGGACACGGAACGCAAGCAGAACATATGGAAATTGCAGATAAATGTTGGGAGATAATTGGAGTTCATTTTCCTGATGTAGTTTCTGCTCTAGAACCTACTGATGACTGATTATCCAGAAGGTGTTTATGGTTGGGTTTTTAATTACGATGAGGTAGAATATAAACTCCGTTGTAAACAAAAGATGTATTGGAAAACGTATAAGTTTAAAGCTACTGATGTGCAGCTTGTAGATAAATCTACAGACAAAGAAATGAAACAGACTATCGCTGATAGTCTTAATGAGGAGTTGCGATGAACATATTTGATCTTGATCAAGATCCTAAAAAATGCGCAGAAAGTCATAATGATTCTCATGTTGTTAAAATGTGCACCGAATATGCTCAACTAATGTCTACGGCGCATCGTGTTCTCGACGGAACCCCTTGGTATGGAAAGTCTGCAACAGGTAGAAAAATTAAAAGGTATTACCTAGAGAATCCTCTTTTCAATATGAACCTCTACCTTGCTTGTCATATTAACCATCCTTCTAATATCTGGCTACGTCAAAGCAAAGATAACTACCAGTGGCTATACACAATGTGGTCTTTTTTGCTTAAAGAGTATACGTATCGATATGACAAGGAACATGGCGCGGGCAAGTTGCATAGTTTTCTGTTCTGGGTTCCTAACAATATTCCTACAGACATTGGCTTAACGCCTGTTACTCCTGCAGTGGGAAACTTTTCCACATGCATTGTCAAAAACGATTCTGTAGAATCTTACAGAAATTATTATTGGGAAGCCAAGCGTAATCTGGCAAAGTGGAAACGAAGGAGCCCACCAGATTGGTGGATTCAAAGAGAGCAAGTAGAATATAACCTAATTGAGAAAACTTTATTTCAGGAGCCCGTGCATTGAACGGTAAAGGAAGCAAACCAAGACCTCTGAGCGTTAAGCAAAATGCATTTGATGCGCAATGGGATCTTATTTTTGGGGGAAAAAATATGAAATACCATGAGCATAAGAGTCAGGTCAACATCAATGAAGTAATATCTAAACATTGGTCAGACAACGGCAAGAAAGAAGCTATTGTACAGAAGAGTGTGGTAGGGTATTCTGTTGAATTGTTTGAACAATCAAGGTATATTAGAACAGTTGAGTGCTTTGACAAGTCGCTTAGTTATGCCGAAGATGTCGCCGAAAATTTTTGTTTGGGAATATTATCGTGAAAATTGTTGTTGCTGGTTATGGTGCCGTTGGGCAGGCAGTTGAATATGTCTTGCAAAAGAGAGACGATTTGCAGGTTTTTGTAGATGATCCTGCAAAGGGACACAACTATATACCGAATCCTAATCTATCTCCCGTTGATGCTGTTGTCGTTTGCGTTGCCACGCCTATGCGCGAAAACGGTTCTTGTAATACTGATCATGTCGAAGAAGTGTTTAATAAGTACGGTAGTGTGAAGTATTTAATTAAATCAGCTGTCGATCCTGTTTGGATAGATTGGGAAGCGGGGGTTCGTGACGGTAGTTATACTTACTCGCCTGAGTTTTTGGGTAGTTCGAACGTCAATCGAAATACATTAGAAGAATTTGAGTTTCAAACATATGCAATCTATGGTGGAGACGATTGTCGATTTTGGGATGAACTGTTACGGCCAGTATTACCAAGTTTGTGCGATGTTAAGTATTGTTCTTTGCAACAGGCATCCTTTGCTAAGTATGTTGAGAATACCTTTTTAGCAACTAAGGTGACCTTCTTTAACGAGATGTATAAAATCTATAAAGACATTGGATTCGAAGGGTTTGACCAAATGGTAGATGCTATTACTGTTGACCCTAGAATTGGAAAGTCTCACACTCAGGTTCCTGGGCCGGATGGTAAATTTGGATATGGGGGCCATTGTTTACCAAAGGATATCGCGGCATTGAGGTATATTGCTGTTGGTTCACCACTATTAGACGCTGTCGTAGATTGTAATGAGGAGTATAGAAATGAAAATTAATGATATAGTAACCGTTGTAGCTGTAACAGGCGCAGAGTACGTAGGTAAATTTAAGAAAGAAACTGATGACACTTTTGTCATAGGAGATCCACATATCGTTTCTCCTGTTAACGAAACCATTCAGTTTATGCCCACCGTAGCCATGACGGGTATGCCCAGCATTGGTGAAGTAACCTTTCAGAAATCAGGAGTTATTCTTTTGGTGCCCACTGCTAAAGAAGTCGCGAACGAATATACGAAGTCGATAAGCGGGATTATTCTATAGGTTATGACAGGTAGATATCTTGAAGAACATCTTCGAACTGTTCTACCTTCTCAAGCCTATTTGGCCATTTAATATATTCTTTTTCAGGATTAGTTTTAAGGTTTGCTAGAAGAGGTTGAATCGCATTGTACAAATCGTCTAATTTTTTCTGTAACTGTTCTGCTGTATCAGTTACAGATTTGACCTCTTGCGCAACGTCAAGTTCGTCTTCGTTTACCGCTGTAAACCCAAAATCGAATAATTCTTTAGTAGCCATAATTTTACCTAGGAGTAAGTTGTAATGAACCTTGATGGTCTAATATTGAACAAAAGTAAATTCACCAAGATGATAGAGAAAACAGTACAATCAAAAGGCTTGTCCTATCTTGACACTGTTGTCTATCTTTGTGAACAAAATAACATCGATATCGATGATGTCCGCAAGTTTATCTCGCAGGTCATCAAAGATAAAATCGAGGTTGAGGCTCAAAGCCTGAATTTCATACCGAAGGGTAATACTCTTCCGTTTGAATAGTTACTCATAATCGAGTAATATATATAGTTCTACATAATGATGTACTTGTGGATAAAAAAATACAAAACATACAAATAAAATACGAGGTAATAATATGTCTTTTGACACTCTTAAGCGCAACCGCGCAAATTCAATCACGAAACTAGTTAATGCTGCTTCTGGCCAAAACGCTGGTCCAGAGAAGAAGTCCTATGTGGACGAACGTATCTGGAAGCCGACAGTTGACAAAGCCGGCAATGGCTATGCGGTATTAAGGTTTCTTCCTGCTGCCGAAGGTACTGACCTCCCGTGGGTTCGTTACTGGGATCATGGTTTCAAAGGTCCAACTGGGCAATGGTACATTGAGAAGTCTTTGACCTCTATTGGTCAGAACGATCCTGTATCAGAAGCTAACAGCAAGCTCTGGAACTCTGGTAACGAGCGAGACAAAGAGATTGTTCGTGAACGTAAGCGTCGATTGCACTATGTTGCAAATGTTCTTGTTGAGAGCGATTCTGCTAATCCTGAGACTGAAGGACAGGTAAAACTGTTTGTCTTTGGTAAGAAGATCTTTGACAAGATTATGGATGTTATGCAACCACAGTTTGCTGACGAAGATCCTGTCAACCCATTTGACTTCTGGGAAGGTGCTTCTTTCAAATTGAAGATTCGTAATGTTGAGGGATACCGAAACTACGATAAGTCTGAGTTTGCTTCTTCGAAACCTCTTTCGGACGACGATGACGTCTTAGAACAGATCTATTCGAAGCTGCATGATCTTAACGAGTATTCTGATCCAGACAACTACAAGAGCTATAACGAGCTACAAGAGCGATTGAATATGGTCCTTGGTGTTACTGCTGCTGCTGAACGAAACTTTACTTCAGTAACCGAGACAGCTGCAGCGCCAGCTCCTAAGACGGCTTCTGAACCGGAGATTACGGTGACCGCCGAAGACGAAGATGACACTATGTCATACTTTGCAAAGTTAGCTGCAGAAGATTAAAACGTTTCTCTGCTTCGATTTTTTAACGGGTTGGGGTCCCTTACGGGACCACTGCTTGCTGTAACGTTTGTTGTGCTGTTGTTAACATTAGTGTTATTTGACTGCGGCGCAATGTTTACATTAGCAGTTTGAGAATGCCCTTTAAAGGCATTCTTTTCCGCCTCCGTTAATTCTCCTGTTAACTCTGCTCTACGCGCTTCTGCGGCAGTTACCCTTCCTGATCGCGTAGGATCGCCATAATCGATGACTGTCTTTGGATCATAATCATCGTCTCCTGCAGACTCTTCTGAAGAGTCTGATCCAAACCCAAGCGCTGATAACCCCTTTTTGGTTAGGTCGCCAAGACCATTAAAAAGCTTGGACGGCAATTCAGAAAACCAATCTACGATTCCTTGGTACATTTCTTGTATTTCTGTAACTATACCAATGTCTTCGCCGGTCGTGAAGAAATGAAAGAGGTCCGCTAAACCTTTCGCGATTGATTTTATTTTTTCAAAAACGGTATCTATCACAGTAGAAACCATTTCTTTAGCTTCCTCGCTTTCCGGTCCCATAAACCAGTCAATCCCGTTTGCGATCATATCGGTCATCGGTTTCAGGAATTCACCAATTCCTTTAAGAAGATCTTCCCACATTTTAGCAACATCGACTTTCTCTAGATATGCTGCTGCTTCATTTGCTCCAAATTTCCGAGCCAACCAAGCAGCCAAATCTACGACGAACTGACTAGGTACTGCAATTAACCACTTAAACAGTTTCTGGATAGCACCGCCAAGTCCCGCGACTATCTTTTCACCAAGTGTTCCTTCTTCTGCTTCAAAATCTTCCATAAACCCCTTAATAAGCGCAATAACTGCAGTCACAGGAAGAGCAATACGCTTTATGAAGTTCAATAGCCTTGTACCAAATAACATCATTGAAGCTTTGAACGCTATGAAGCTCGCTACAATACCATCAAAGAGAAAGCCAGCATCATCTTTATCGCCCGAATTTTTGGCACCCGACGTCTTGCCCTGTACGCCACCTTTATCTTCTGGGTCTAATCCTTTTAAACTAGCAAGGGCTTGGTTCTGCATAAACTCTTCGAAGTTATTATTGAGCATGGCGACACTATTCGCGATTACTTCTAGTATCTTTATCTGATCGCGAAGCAAAGAGCTTTGTATGCCCTTGCCTTTGGTCGCATTTCGGTCTTCAGCGCCTTCTTCGTTGATCGTCTTAAGACGATCTGTGACCTGCTGCATGTAACTAATTTCTTTTTCTTCAGCCACTAGCGTGTTTCCTTCGTTCGTTTTCTTCTTTAATCTTATTAATTAACATATTTACGTAAACTTCCCTCTCCCAAGGCATCATATTATCTAACTCTTCAAGTGTAAACCTATCTTGGTAAATTAACTCAAAGTTAAGCTTATAATGATTTACCAGATTATCATGAGAGAGGCATATTAAAAAAAACTATTTAGACCCTCTATCTTTTGCGAATTTGGTTTTTCGCAACCAGAACATTTAAACTTGGCAGCATATTCTAACTTTGGCATAGTTTCCATAAATTCCATAATATTTTTAAACTGTTCCGATGTCATTTGTTCTATGAAATCTAAAATCTCTTTTTTCGAGACTTCATTCACATCAATCCTTTCTTCGCCATGATGGATTGCTTTAATACATTCTGCTGCAAGAGAGAACCCAGTCTCTGTTGAATTGATGTTTTGTAAATCATATTCTAGAAGATTAACAAAGGGCGGATAGCGCAATTCAATAGTGATTTCGTTAGTCAACTTTGCCATGTTTTTAACCTTTGGCATTTTTACTTCTAGGCTGTCAAGATTTATCGTAATCTCATTGTTTGTTTCGCAGTTTTGACAAGCCATAAAAATCTGTGCTGTTTCTCCGGAGGACTTCGCTCGAATCTTGGTAAACATATATTCAATATCAAATGTCGTCAGATTTTCTCTATCGATGTTTTCATCACAACACGCTTCAATCGTGTCCGCGATTGCACTCATGGTTGCTGAAGCATCTTTAGTTTCTGCAGCCATCATTAGTACTTTTTCTTCTTTCACCAAATAGGGACGAAATCTAACTCTCTTCTGAGTAGAAGGTATCTTCAATGCATATTTCGGTGAGTCGTTTAACTTAGGTAACGCCATAATATTCTCCAGTAATAAAACTAATTTCCCAATCCAAATTTATCTAGTACGTTTGACAGAACTCCACCCAAAGGATTGTTCGGGGGCGAGAACGATTCTGCTTTCCAATCTTTATATGTAAAGCTTACAGTTATTTCTAGAACTTGGTCTGTGGCATCATCCGACAATTCTATCGCGGTAATAGAAGTCGGATAAGCATCAATCAAAGTGCATTCATATACAATAGCATCCGCCGTTAACTTGTTAAAATCTAATTTTCCGCTGGCAAGATTCAGAGGACCCAAAGAAGGCAATCGATTTCTAATTTCACTTGGTATTGAAGACTTTACTTCAAATAGTTGTCTGTTCAGAAAACCAAGCCCAAACGATTTTCTTAATAATGAAATGGTAATGTCTTTTGCGTAATCTCTGTAATACCCCACTTCATAGCTGTTATGGTCTACAATCTGATTCTGCCATGTATCAAAGTAATCTTTCACGTAAG